AAGTGGCACCCTCTCTCGCCCGTCACCCTGGCGCGTCGGGCCAAGTCCGGGCACACGGGCTCCATTCTCCAGGTCTCCGGCCAGCTGGCCGCCAGCATCCAAACCGAGCACGGCCCGCACCACGCAGCCGTGGGCACCAGCAAGGTGTACGGCCCCACGCATCAGTTCGGCGCAAAGAAGGGCGCATTCGGCACGGCCAAGCGTGGAACGCGAGGCACCGGCAGGCGCAACGCCCGCAACTACACCGCACGCGGCGGGGCCACCGTGGGAGGCTGGCTCTCCGGCCGAGCCCAGGGCGGCAGCATGGCCATCCCCTGGGGCGACATCCCGGCCCGGCCCTTTCTGGGCATCGGCAGGGAGGAAGATACCGAAATCGAGGCCAGCGTGCGCAGAGCCGTTCAGCGGGCCGTGACAGGGGCATAGGGGCGGCCCTGGACCCTTCGATTGTTTTAACGGCCCCCTAACGGCTTGCGCGGGCAAATCTGTGGGGCATCGCAACCCCACGCTTCGGCCTCTCCGGGGGATCGGCGAAATCCCCCCTCTTGCTCCGCCCCCGGAAACCTCCGCCTACTGAACCCCTTCCTCCTGTCTCACGCCCCTGCGCCACCGTAAAACCGGTGGCATGAAGCGCAAGCCCACCACACCCGCAAGCAACGTCGCGGCCCTGTTCATGCCCCTCTCGGGGGGCGTGGCTTTGTCTGGCAACTCGTCCGGCTCCGACATGCCCGAGGGCATGAGCGCCCAGCTTTTCCCGGACGGCTCCTTTGCCGCGCGTGATGGCCGTCCGGCCACCCTCACCGACGGTGCGCTTACGGCCTGGCGCATGGACGCGGATATCGCCACGCCCGTGGCCGCGCTGGTGGAAGCGCGCGAGACCCCCCTCGCCGTGGATTATGAGCACCAGCTGCTGCTGGCCAAACAGAACGGCAAGCCCGCCCCGGCCTCCGGGTGGATCACCGCCGTCAGATATGTGCCCGGTCGGGGGCTCTTCGCCGCCGTGAGCTGGACCGCCAAGGCCCGCGCGCACATTTCCGCCGACGAGTACCGCTACATCTCCCCCGTCTTCCGCTTCGACAAAGCTACTGGCGCGGTGCTCGAAATCTTGAGCGTCGCGCTCACCAACAACCCGGCCCTGGACGGCATGGACGCCGTGGCCCTGGCCGCGCTGTTTCCTTCAACCACTACCGCAACCGCAACGGAGGACACCATGGACGAACTGTTGGAACGTCTGCGCTGGATGCTCAACCTGCCCATTACCGCCGGGCCGGAAGAGATCAAGGCAGAGCTGGACAAGCTCAAGGCCATGCTCACGGAAGGCGACGCCGCCGCCGCGAGCGTGGACCTTGTGGCGCTGTTCACGGGCCAGAAAGAAAAGGACGAGCAGCTGGCGGCCTTGACCGCTCAAGTTGAGAACCCGGACCCGGCCAAGTACGCGCCCGTGGCCGCGCTCACCTCCTTGCAGCAGGCCAACGCCACGCTCCAGGCCAAGGTGGCCGAGCTGACCAGCGCCGGAAAGCAGGGCCAGGTGGACAGCCTGGTGCAGGCCGCCCTGGCCGACGGACGCCTGACCCCGGCCCTGGAAGGCTGGGCGCGTGAGCTGGGGGCCAAGGACGAAGCCGCGCTTTCGGCCTTCCTCACTGCCGCCGCACCCGTGGCCGCCCTGGGCAGCATGCAGACGGCCGGACTCCCCGGCGGCGCGCCTCCGGCCAGCGGCACCGCCGCGCTCACCGCCGAGGAAACCTACGCCGCCGAGCAGCTCGGCATGTCCCACGACGAATTCAAACAGGCCAAGGAGGTCAAGTAATGGCCATTATCACCCCCGCACTCATCGCCGCGCTCATGACCGGCTTCCGGGCCGAGTACCAGCGCGTCTTCGGCGAAACCCCTTCGGACTGCGCCGCCGTGGCCACCACGGTGCCGTCCAGCTCCAAGTCCAACACCTACGGCTGGCTTGGCCAGTTCCCCCAGCTCATCGAGTGGGTGGGCTCCCGCGTGGTGAAGGACATGGCCGCCCACGGCTATTCCATCACCAACAAGCTGTTTGAGGGCACGGTGGGCGTGCCGCGCACCGACATCGAGGACGACGAGGTGGGCGTGTACAAGCCGCTCTTCGGCGAGATGGGCCGCGCTGCCAAAACTCACCCGGACGTGCTGATCTTCGCCCTGCTCAAGGCCGGTCTGTCCTCGCTCTGTTTCGACGGGCAGAACTTCTTCGACACCGACCATCCCGTGTACCCCAACGTGGACGGCACCGGCGTGGCCGAAACCGTGGCCAACTACCAGGCGGGCACCGGCGAGCCCTGGTTCCTGCTGGACTGCTCGCGCGTTTTGAAGCCGTTCATCTTCCAGGAACGCACCAAGCCGGAAATGACCGCGCTCACCGACTCCAAGGACGAGAAGGTGTTCGACACCGACACCTACCGCTTCGGCACGCGCTACCGCTGCAACGTGGGCTTCGGCTTCTGGCAGTTGGCGTACATGAGCAAGGCCGAGCTGACCACGGACAACTTCAACGCGGCCTATGCGGCCATGTGCGGTTTCAAGACGGACGGCGGCCGCCCCCTGGGCGTGCGGCCCACTCTCTTGGTGGGCGGGCCGACCCAGCGCACCAAGATTCTGGAGATCGTCAAGTCCACCCGCCTGGCCAACGGCCAGGACAACATCAACCAGGGCGTAGTTGAAGCCCTCGTGACGCCCTGGCTGGCGTAAGGAGACGCGCACATGGCGAAGGTCATCCGCATCAATGCCCAGCCCCACGTCACGGGCGGGCGCTTCTGCCGCGCTGGCCGGTGCTTCGGCACCGTGCCCACGGAGCTGGCAGAGGGCGACCTCACCCCCGAGCAGCTGGCCGCACTCCAGGCCGAGCCCATGCTCGTGGTGGAGATCGCCGAGGTCCTGAAGCCGACGGAGCCCCAGGCCAAGGCCGAAGCCCAGACCAAGGCGGACAAGAAGCCCGAGGCCGCCAAGCCCACGCAATCCGAGCAGGACGAGTCCAGGCCGGGTGAAGGCGCGCCCGGCAATCCGGCCCCTACGAAGGCCACGGAACCCGGCGCGGCAAAGGACGGCAAGCCCGAGGCGACGAAGCCTGCGGACAAGGCCAAGGCTGACGCCGACGCCAAGGCCGGGGCCAAGCCCGCCGCCAAGCCCGACAATAAGGAGGGCGGCAAGTAATGGTCTACGCCACCGTTGCTGATCTTATCGCGGCCTTTGGCGAGCAGGAGGTGATAGCCCTGGCCGACCGCGAAGACACCGGAGCGGTGGACGACACTGTCGCGCTGGAGGCCCTGGAACGGGCCTCCAGCGAGGCGGACACGTATCTGGCCGCGCGCTATCAGCTGCCGCTCTCCAGCGTGCCCAAGGCGCTGGTGGCCGTGGTCTGCGACATGGCGCGCTACCGGCTCACCGGGGGCGAGACCACGGAAACCACGCCCATTGCCACCCGCTACCGGGCGGCCGTGGCCTGGTTGAAGGACGTTGCCGCTGGCCGGGCCGTACTGCCCGGCGTGGCGGCCACTCCCGCCGGGGGCGGGGTGGAGTTCAATACCGGCCGCCGCGACTTCGCCCGCCCCTCTCCGGCAAGCGAAACAGAAGACGTGGAGGCCTGATGCTGTCCCTCATCGAAGACGCCCTCATGCGTCGCATCGCCGAGGCCGGGCTGCCATACCTGCGCACCGTGGCCACCTACGGCGGCGAACTGGACGATGCCCTGGACCAGGCCGTGCGGAAGTTCCCCGCCGTGTGGGTGGCCTTCCAGGCCGAGGGCGAGGGCCAGCCGCTGAACACCGCCAAGAGCGTGTACCGCATCCCGGCCGCGTGGGTGGTGCTGGTGGCTGCGCGCAACCTGCGCAATGAGGCCGCCACCCGCAAGGGAGACAAGGTGCATGTGGGCACCTACCAGATGCTGAAGGACGTGCGGACGCTGCTTGCCGGGCAGGACTTCGGGCTGGAGATAGACAACCTGCGGCCGGGCCGCGTGCGCAGCATGGTCAACGCCCGCTTCCAGGCCCAGGGCGTGAGCGTCTACGCCATGGAGTGGCACACCAAGTACGACTACCGCGTGGCCGAGCGCGGCACTGGAGCCAGCCCAACAGCGGCCCAGCTGCCGGAGCTTTCGCGCATTGGCATCAACTACCATCTTTTGCCCGACGACGGCCAAGCCGACGCCGTGGACCTCATCACCCTGCAACAGGGCCGCCCGTAGCCCATACGTCGAAGGAGGAGCCCATGCTTGTGAAAGCCGCCCCTGGCCTGAAGGTGCCCAGGGAAGACAAACCCCGCGAGTACATCACCGACGCCAAGGCCGTGGACGTGCCGGAGAGCGTCTACTACCGGCGCTGCCTGGCCCAGGGCGACCTGGTGCCGGTCGTGGAAGCCATCGAACAGACCGCCAAAAAGGCCGGCGCAAGGCCGACCACCGCAGAGGAGTAACCCATGGCCAGCAAAAACATCAGCTTCGACAAGATTCCGGCCAGCATCCGCAAGCCGGGCAAGTACATCGAATTCAACACCCGTTTGGCCGTGCGCACGCTCCCGGCCAATCTTCAGCGTGTGCTCATCCTGGGGCAGAGGCTGCCAACGAATGGAGGGGGCGGCAGCGTGCCCGCGCTCACCCCCACCCAGGTGTTCAGCGACGTTGAGGCCGCCGAGTTCTTCGGCCAAGGCAGCATGGCCCACCGCATGGTGCGCGCGGCCATCAAGGCCTTTGCCTACATCGACCTCACCGTCATGGCCCTGGACGACGCGGCCGCAGGCGTGGCCGCCACCGGCGGCGCGACCCTGGCCGGAACCGCCACCGGCTCCGGCGTGGCTACAGTCCAGATCGGCAATGACCTTGTGCAGGTGGCCGTGGCAGGCTCCGACACCCCAGCAGCCACCGCCACGGCGCTGAAGGCCCAGGCCGACCAGCAGCCGGACCTGCCGGTGGCGTTCATGGCCAATGCCGGGGTGCTCACCCTTACCGCCAGGCACAAGGGCAGCCTGGGCAACAGCATCAAGATCACGGCCACCTGCACCGCGCCGGGCCTTACCGCCACGGCCACGGCCATGACGGGCGGAGCGACCGATCCGAGCTTGACCGAGGCCCTGGCCGCCATTGCCGGTGCCGGGCATCACATCCTCATCACGCCCTACACGGACCAGACGAGCCTGACCGCCCTGCGTGACCACCTGGAGTTCACCGGCGGGCCGCTAGAGCAGCGCGGGGCCTGCGGCGTGTACGCCCTGGCAGGAACCCTGGCCCAGGCCACCACGTGCGCCGGGCAGGTGGACCATGGGCGCATCACTGGCGCGCTGTTGTGTGGCTGCGCCAGCCTGCCCTGGGAGATCGCCGCCGCCTATGGTGCGGTCATCGCCAGCGAGGAAGACCCGGCCCGGCCATTGAACACCCTGGAACTGGTGGGCATCGCGCCCCCGGCCATCGACCAGCGCCTGACGCGCACCGAGCAGGAAGTATGCCTGCACAACGGCGTGACCCCGTTGGAGGTGGGCCCCGGCGACCGTGTGCAGATCGTCCGGGCCATCACCACGTACACGCTGGACCCGCAGGGCATTCAGGACGTGAGCCTGCTGGACCTGACCACCATCCGCACGCTCGACTACGTGCGCCGGGCCGTGCGCGAGCGCATCTCCCTGCGCTTCCCGCGCGAGAAGCTCAGCGAGCGCACCCCACCCGCCGTGCGCGGCGAGATTCTGGACGTGCTGTTCAAGCTGGAGGAGCTGGAGATCGTGGAGGCCGTGGAGGCCAACAAGGACGGGGTCATTTGCGAGCGCGACGGCCAGGACGTGAACCGGCTCAACGCCAAGATTCCCGTGGACGTGGTCAACGGCCTGCATGTGTTCGCGGGCAGAATCGACCTGTTGCTCTAGGGCTGTTGCTCTAACGCCTCAACCACAAACTGACGGAGGCCAGACATGGCGCTGAAGGAATACCTGGGGGCCATCATCCTTGAGGTGGATGGCAAGGAAATCGAAGTGGAGTCCGTGGAGCCTGACCACAAGAGCGGGCGCACCCTGGTGAAGACCATGAACCGCAAGGGCAAGCCCAGCGGTTACTCCGAGGGCGTGCACGAATACACGCTCAAAATCTCCGCGCCCATTCCCAAAACCGGCGCGCCGGATTGGGACAAGATCATTGGGGCCAAGCTGACTATTTTCCCGGTGAGCGAGGGCGGCCAGCGTACCACCTACGTGGACTGCGTGTCCCTGGGCGATTCGGAAAAGTACTCGGTCCAGGGCGAGGCCAAGGTCGATGTGACCCTGGCCGCCATGGACCGCATCAAGGAGTAAGCCATGAGCATCACCGAGAAGGGCGAACTGCGCTTTGGTGTGGAAGTGGACGGCGTGCGGCACAAGGACTTCGAGCTGCGCCTGCCCACCATGGCCGACACGGAAGAGGCCATTGAGGAGGCGGGCGAAGGGGCCTGCGTGGCCCGCGTGAACCGCCACGTCTGGGCGCGCACCCTCACCAGGCTGGGCACGTGTCCGCCGGAGAAGATCACCCCCGCACTGCTGGGCACCCTGGTGGACACCGAGTACGGCCTGCTCTCCGCTGCCGAGGAATCCCTGCGGGGAAAGCTCGCGGCCGCGAGCGCCAGCTCCGCGAGCTAAGGCTCGTCCAACTGGCGTTGACGCGGCACGGCTTCAGCCTGGCCGACATCCGGGGCCTCACCGCCCTGGAGGCCAGGGCCTACATTGAACTGCTGGCCGAGGCAGCCGCCGGGAATACCGGCGGCAAGCGACACGTGAACCAACGGATGAAAAGGCGCAGGTAGCCCATGCCGGACATGGACATGCAAGTCACGCTCAAGCTGCGCGATCAGGTGAGCGCCGAGAGCACCCAGGCCCTGGAGAAGGTGGTCAAGGGCGCACGTGCCACTGGCGCGGCGGTGACGGAGTCCGGCAAGGCCACGCAAGCCGCAGGCCAGGCGGCGGTGGAGGCGGGCCGGGCTTCGCAGCAGGCGTCGCGTCAATCCGCCAAGGCCATCGGCGAAGTCACCCGCGCGACGCAGGACGCCACCGCCGCAACACGCCAGATGGGCGATGCAGTTACCTCCTTGGGCCATAAGGAGCGGGGCGTCCTGGGCCTGGTGGGCCGCCTGCGCCAGGTGGACCAGTACGCGCGCCGGGCCACCCAGGGCCTGGCCAACGCCGCCCGCGAGGCCGGGCGGCTGGGCCGGGGCGTGGTCCAGGCCGGTGCGGCCCTGGCCGCAGGCGGCTACGTGGCGGGCCGGGCCCTGGCCAAGCCCGTGGCCTTTGAACACCGCCTGGCGCAGATGGCCAACACCGCCTTTGCAGAGGAAGGCGTGGCAGGCCGCCGCGCGGGCATGGGCAAGCTGCGCGAGGCCGTGGACCTGGCCGTGCGCCAGGGCGGCGGCACGCGCGATGAGGCGGCCGAGGCCCTGGACAAGATGCTGGCCAGCGGTGCCATCAAGACGAATGACGCCATGCGCCTCTTGCCCGTGCTCCAGAAGTTCGCCACGGCCAGCGGCGCGGGCACGGGCGACCTGTCCGACATCGCCATACGCGGCATCCAGCAGGGCTTCTTCAAGCCCGAGCAGGTGGGGAGCGCCCTGGACAAGGCCCTGGTGGCCGGGCAGATGGGCGGCTTTGAGCTGAAGGACATGGCCCGCTGGCTGCCGCAGATGATGGCCAACGCGGCGGGCATGAAGAGCATGCCCGGCTTCGAGCGCATCCTGGCCAGCGCCCAGGCCAGCGCCATCACGGCGGGCAGCAAGGACCAGGCGGGCAACAACCTGGTCAACCTGCTGCAAAAGCTGAACAGCCGGGACACGGCGGTGGACTTCAAGAAGCTGGGCATTGACCTTTCCGGCACCCTGGCCGCCGCGCGGGAAAAGGGCCAGCTGCCGCTGGACGCCTTTGTCCAGCTCCTCGACACGCAGGTGGTGGGCAAGGACAAGAAATTCCAGGCGCTGAAGGCGCGGGCCGCCACGGCCCAGGGCGGCGAAAAGGCCGAAACCCTGGGGGCCATGGCCGACATCCTCCAGGCCTCGGCCATCGGCAAGGTGGTGCAGGACAGGCAAGCCATGCTGGCCCTGGTGGCCGAAATGACCCAGCGCGGCTACATTCAGGACGTGCTGGGCGGCATGGGCAAGGCCGCAGGCGCGGGGCAGACCAGCTTCGCCACCGTGGCGGGCACCACGGATTTCAAGCTCCAGCAGGCCATGAACGAGAAAGACATGGCCGCTTCCCGCGTGCTGGACAACGTGTCCGGCCCGCTGGGCAACGTGGCCACCACGGCCGCCAGCCTGGCGCGCGAGTTCCCCGGCCTGACCACCGCCGCCTTTGCTTCCGCCACGGCTCTTTCCGCGTTGGCCGCGTCCGCCGGTGTTCTGGCCGGGGGGCGCATGCTCTTTGGCGGTGGGGCCGCCGCCGCAACCGGGGCTGGCGCTTCCGGGGCCGCTGGCGCAGCCGGGGCCGCGCTGGGCCGGGGCAAGGTGCTGGGCCGGTTCATGGGCGGCCTTGGCCGCCGCGCCGGTGTGCTGGCCGCCCTGGGCTTCAGCGCCGTGGATGCCATCGGCACCGAGATGGACAGCGGCCTCTCGCGCAACGAGAAGAACGCCGCCCACATGGGCACCGCCGGGGGCGCTGCTGGCGCGTGGGCGGGTGCCGCAATGGGAGCCAAGGCAGGCGCGGCCATCGGCACAGCCTTTGCGCCCGGCCTGGGCACGGCCGTTGGCGGCATTGGCGGCGGGCTTGTCGGTGGCGCCCTCGGTTATTGGGGTGGCCACAGCCTGGGCAAGAAAGCGGGCGAGGTGATGTTCGGCGGGAATGAGACCGTGGTGCGCAACGAGATCAAGCTCATTGCCGATGGCCGCGAGCTGGCGGCCGTGGTGAACGAGGTCAACAGCCGCCAGGCGCAAAGGCACTAGGGGGCGGTTATGGCCTGGAAAGATACCCTGCTGCCCGCCAGCTTCCGGGGCGTGGGCTTTGAGGTGCTGCGCACCCGCGACCATGGCGAACGCGCCGTGGTGGAGCACGAGTACCCCTACCGCGACGGCTCCGAGGTGGAGGACATGGGCCGCAAGGCCCGGCGCATCAGCATCACCGCCGTTGTGTGGGGGCCTGCGTATGAGGCCGCGTTGGAAAAGCTGGGCAAGGCCCTGGACGAATGCGGCCCCGGCGAGCTGGTGCATCCGGTGTTCGGCCCGGTGCGCGCGCAGGTCATCAGCTGGGACATCCCGCACGAGGCCGAGCGCCCGAACTACGCCGAGGTGGCCCTGGAGTTTGTGGTGGCCGGGGCGGACAACCCGTTCTTTTCCCGCGCCTGGCCCAAGGTGGACGCCAAGGCCGACACCGCCCGCGCCGGGGCAACCGGCGTGCTGGCGCAGGCCGTGGCCAAGAGCAAGAACGTGGGCGTCATGGTGCGCGCGGGGTTGAGCAGCCTGGCCGGGCTCAAGAGCGAGGCCAGCGGCGTTGTCACCAGCGGCAGCAGCATCCTCACCGGTCCGGCGTCCTGGGCGGCGGACGCGGCCAGCCTGGTGCGGGGGATTGTGGATTTGCGGTCCTTCAGCTCCAGCTCGCTCCTGCCGGATTTTCAGGGCGTCCTGGCCTCGCTGACCTCGGTGATCCTGCTGCCTTCCGGCTCCAGCGGCGCGGGCTCCAGCGGCGGGCAATTCTCCTGGGCGCAGGCCACGGCCAC